TCTGAATCTGCATCTGGTGGGCTGGTTTGCATATTTATAACATAATATACCTGCCCCGGTAGTAGTGGTGCTGGTAGTGTAGATCCTGAGGCTGCACTTAGTATTACTTTATCTTCTACCTTAAAAAAACTTGGGTAGCCATCTAATGAATCTGTGGCCTGTATGTAACTAGTGCCTGTATTTACAGTAAATTCAAAAAGGCTGCTGTTGGCTATGTCACCATCAATATATCTGCCTGCTTGGTAGGTGCGTAAAACATCTACTGGCCGTCTAACATATGTTAGCGTGTGGTCTACTGATGGAAACCTAAAAAACTTATCCCAATTAGCCAGGGTGTTTTCATCAGTCCACTTGTCTGGGGCAAAGTCACCATCTAATACAAAGGTTCTGGCTAGGCCAACAAAGAACTGGATTTCTGCCCTTTTCCATCGCCAGTCCATTACTACAGTGGGGTTGTTTATAAAAGTTACTATGCCATCACCTGTTTCAGTATTAGTTGCTACAAGGTGGTTAGTAATGGTGGCACTACTCTCTACTGAAGTGGCATCTGATAAAATTCTTTGTATATAGCTTGTGCCGGCTATCTCATTAACTCTTTTTAAAAACCATCTGTTATCGCTGCCTAAATGCATTACTATACCAAAGGTCTTAAATATGTCATTCAGTACTTCATGGCAGCTCATTGGTGCCTCATCTTCTCTGCCTATTCTATTCAGGTATTTCTTAGGGTCTACAGTTACTTGCGCCAGTGAGCTGTCTGCTGCTGCTGCATCAGTTTCTGCACAGTACAGATTGCAAACTTCTCTTACTTCTCTATTGATGCCTAGCTTGTTTAGGCATTCAAAAATAAAATACATTATAGTGGCCCTTACTGTATATCTGGCTCCGCTGCTTTGAGCAAATGAAACAGAATTAAGCCTGCCTATTTCATCATTTGCAGTGAGCTGTATAAAATAAGGGTATGCGCTGTATGGAAACTGGTAAACATCTGGCTGAATAAAGAGCTCATGGTATATGGTTTCATTCCCTGGTGCAGTGCCTTTGTAAATTAGCAGCTTCCACTCTTCTACTTCCACTGTGGCAAATGCAAGAAAGGCAGCTGCTTGGGTGCTGTTTTTAATGCATATGCTTAATGTGGCACTGGTGCCCTTTAAGGCATTACCATTGGCTGTAAGGTATTTGCTGCCTCCTTGGCCCTCAAGGCTAATGGTTAGTGCTGCCTCTGCTGATAGTTCTACCCCTGTGGTAATAGCACCTTCATAGTCTTTTAATGCAAGGTCTGCCTTCCAGTAAGTGCCCACAAGGTGGCTGTATATATTGAACCTATATTTTGTGCCCCAAGCCATTAGCCTCCCATTTTTTTAATCCTGATGTTGTTCTGGTTTATTATTCCAGAAATATCTCTTCCATCCCACCTTAGTGGAATGCTGCCCACAAATTCAATCTGTACTTTTGATGGATTACCTCCACTGCCACCTAGCATATGGTTAGGGGTAATCATACCACTAGCACCAGGGCTGAAAAGCTCGGGACCTTTCTCACCTACTATGTAGGTACTGCCCCCCATTACTGGCCCTCCTTTTTCTCTAAAGCCTGCAAAGTTTTTAAATAGGGTTAAAAAAGAATATCCTGTTTTGGCTGCTCCTGCAACATTAGCCCCTCCACCAAGTAAAGTAGATAGTATTGCTGCCATTACTGCTGCTGCTGCTAGCCTAGCAGCAAGCCTAATTAACATTTGAATGATTCCGTTAATGCTTACTTTGGCACCGGTAAGCATATCTTCAAACATATTGGCTACTGATCCTGTAAACTGCCCAAAAGCTTGCTCTAAAACGGTTGGCCCTTCTGCCATAACTACAAAGCTATTCAGGTAGTCATCTGTAAGGCCTTCCACCTCTCCTCTTTCTTTCTGAACCAAAGCAAGCCTTTCTTGCATTGGCCCAATAGGGTCCACCTCTTGTCTTGGTGGGTTACCTCCTCCAGTTCCTGCTCCTCCTCCACCTCCTGTGGCTGGCACTACAGCAGGAGTGCCACCAAAGGCTGCCCCTGCTAAATCTTGGTAGGCTTTTTGTGTTGCAATTAATTCTTCCCTTAGTGTCACAATTCGCTTTGTGCCCCCATCAATACTAAAATTTAAAGTATCAATTTGTCTTGCCACATCTTCTTGCCATGTCAAGCTATCGGCCTTGTAAAGCTCATCCTTGAGCTTAATTAAGTCTATTTGTTGATTTTTTAAATCATCTTGGAGTTTCTTTTGCTCTTGCAGATTCGCTTTAATATCATCTTCACCAGCTGCCAAGGCTATTTTCTTGATATATTCTTTGTTTACCTCTTGCAAAGCAATGCTGAGATTCTTGTTAGTAAGCTCTTCAGTTCCTATATTTTTAATAAAGTCTGGGTATTTAGTTTTTAAATCATCTAGCAAGCCAGCCCTGGTTTCATTATCCTCATTCAAACTGGTAATGGCCCGTACCAATAAATTAAGCTCCTCTTTCTCCTCTTTCACTTTTTGAGAAGCGCTTTGGCTTGATTGCTCCACAGTTCTACTTATAGCACTATAGCTAACTAAGGCAGCCACTACAGCAGCCACAGCACCTGCCAGGGCAAACCAAGGATTTGCTGCTAAAAATATGCTCACTGTTTTTAAAGTGGCAAGCAATGTACCAAAGCTGGTAATCATGGTGCCCACGATAAAAATTACTGGCCCAATGGCCGCTGCTAGTAAAGCGTATTTTATAATATTCTCTTTTGTGGCATCGGTTAAATTCTTGAAGGCAGCAAATAACCCTCTCAGCCGTTCACCCAACTGGGCTACAATGGGTAAAATTATTAAGCCTAAATCTGTTCCTATTTGCTTAAGGTCGTTAAAAACAGCCTTTAATTTGAAAGCCCCACCTTGGCTGGTGTCTTCAAATGCTTTGTTTAGAATACCAGTACTGTTGGCAATCTCATCTTGAATTTTTAAGTAAGCATCACCCTGCACACCAGCTGTGCCCATTACAGTGGCCAGGGCTCTTACATTTGGTATAACATCGCCAAGGGCCTCCACATTGCCATCAAAGCTTTTGATTAACCCTATCATTACAGAGGCCAAACCTTTCTCTTTAATCTCTTCTCTTAAATCAGAGAATGTTAGCCCCATAGTGGCCAAGGCTTTCTCTCCTTCTTTTGATGGCTTAATCATGGCATTTAAAAAGCCAGTTAACCCAGTAACAGCTTCAGAACTGTCTACCCCCAACCGGGTAAAGGTGGCAATTGAAGCCCCTACTTGATCGAAGCCTACACCCAACTGTGCAGATATACCTACCACTCTACCAAGTACTGGGGCTAAGTCTGCTGCTGCCAGGTTACCTGCTCTAATGGTAGCTGTAAAAATATCCATTGCCTTGGCAGCACTCATATTCTCTGGCCCATAGGCTTGCATTACTGCTGTAACTGCCTTGGCTATTTCCCCAGTCTCACCCATGCCTACAGCACTGCCTTTGGCTGCCATTTCTAAAACCTGCATGGCTTCAGCTCCTCTTAGACCAGCTGATGTTACAGTAAATAGAGCATCTGCTAAATCAGCAGGTGCCTGTGCTGTTCTGCCAGCGAGTTCTAAAACATCTTTCTTGAAGGAATTAACAACATCTGAAGAAATGCCAACCAAGGTTTGAATCTTGGTCATGCTCTCATCAAAGTCAAAAGCAAGTTTTGTGGCGGCCCCTCCAGCTGCTAGTATAGGTAAGCTTATATTTCTGGTAAGGTCTCTGCCAGTGTTCTGCATGGTCTTACCCAAGGCTCTCATTTCCTTGGTAGCCTTCTGCATTTTAGTGGTGAAGTCTTTTAAATCAACACCAAACCGGACCGTAACCTGGGCTATACTTGCCATTGAATAATGGGTTTAATTGTCTGACAAAAGCCACTGCCTGGCCCTTTCCATATTCTCGTTTGTTGGTATTGGGCTGGCAGCTTGTTTAATCTCTTCATCCCACCTAAATGGGTGGTATAATTGTGGGTGCCAAAATTGTTTTTGCGCTTGCTTGCTAAAGTGTGGCCTTGCAGCTAGCCAGCCTGTGAGCCTTGCAGATTCTAAAATTATTTTTGCTTCCTGTTCTGCCTTATTATTGTAGGCCTTCATCATTACTTGAAAGGCCCTTGGGGTAAGATCAAAGAAAGCATCTGGGTTAATATTAAGGCAGGAAGCTGCCATGCCCATATTTTCTGCTATTACTTTTTCAAGGGGCTCCTCCTCTGCTTCCTGTTCTGAGGAGCCTGAGCCTTTTCCTGTAAAGTCTTACTATTTTCAATCACCTGAGTGATGGTGGCCAGTAAGCTTAGATCCTCCTCAAACCAGTCTTCCATATCAGAAAGCTCAAAATCTACTTCTTCCTTTTCCTTGATAGCACCATGTTTGAAGCCAATAAAAGCCATCAGCTCTACTTGGTCCAGTTCATCAGTGCCCTCAGTGTTTGTTTTGGAGAGCTCCTTAATGGCTTTGTAAGAAAAGAGGAAAGGCCTGTCCTTTCCTCCTGCTTCTATATTTTCAGTCACCATGGCTTAAACTGATGCTACTGTTACTGTTACTGTGCCTGAACTTTCAAAATTGAAAGAGTAAGTAGCCTCTGCATCATTAGGTGCAGATATACTCAGGTTTGAAATTAAAACAGTGCCCCCAAAAGTTACATCACCTGTGGCTGGTGTATCTGGCTGGAAAAGGAAAGGAACTTCTGTTCCATCATTTGCCAGCGTGAAGATGTCATTAGCGTTAATTTCGCCAGAAACATCTGAGAACCTCATCAAACCATTGGCTGATCCTGTAATCTCTTTACCTCTGCCTGGCTTCTTTTTCTTATACCCTCCGCTAGATTGTGAGCTCACATCAATAGTGGGTGCATTGAAGGTCAATTCAACCCCCTTAATACAGCCTACAATATCGTGAGTTGTTCCGCCATCGCTGGATAGCCTAAGGAATAGATCACCCCCAATTATTTCACCTGTTAATGCTGCCATTTTGTTTTACTTTGAGTTTTCGACCTGATTAATTATTTCTTCTGAATCAGCTTTTGGCTGGTCCGTTACTTTCTTTTTCTTTGGCTGGGCAATAAAGCCTGCCAGCTGTAGCGCCTTTACTTTGTCTGATCCATTTACTTCAATGGTGCCACCAGTTTTCATGGTTACATTTCCAAGTGAATAATCTCTAAGTAGTTTATGCTCTGCCATGCTTTCTTATTTTACTATAAAAATACATTCCTAATTAGGTTGTTATCTTTTATCGAATTATAGCACTACACAAAGCCTGTATCTATGTTCGAGAACAGCAGATTTTAACTCATCATTAAAGCCATCTTCTTCTACCCCTTCATACTTGCAGTATTTTATATTAATGCCTGCCACTGTTCCCTTGTAATTGTCTAAGATCCCCCTGGCTAAAGTAGCAATAATGCCTGCCTGAGTAGTAGTAGTGGCTACTACTGAAAGCACCACATCTTTCCATTCTTGTGTGGCTGGGTTACCTTGCGTTTGCGTTGGCATGCTGTCGTCTGGGTAAAGAATAGCGTATGGCTTAGCTGCGCCTGGTGGAGCTATGTAACTGCTTATACCTCCACTGCATGCTGTAGTGAATTCAGCGTTGGCATTCAATAAAGTAAACATTGCTTTTGCACTCATCTGAAAATCTTTTTTAATTGTTTTTCTGTAAAGGCTAGCATTTGCCTTTCTGCTTCTGCTATGGCTTGGCTCTCACTGGCATTGGCTCCTTTTTTCACCAGGTTTAATGCTGGCATTTTACCTGTGCTAATATTTTTGCCATTTCTAACTACTCCAAAAGCTGAGGTTCTTTTTTTTCTTCTAAATCTTTCTTGAGTTCCGTGTTCTAAAATATGGCCATGAAAACCTTTGTAGCCATTTCTTACTCTAAAGCCTACCAATATATTAGGGAAGGTTTTACTCTTTCCGGTTATATTGCCTACTGATTGCCAGAGGTTGCCCGAATTATCATGCTTTATTACTTGGCTTCTTATGGCTCTGATTGTAGGGCTAGTGCATTTTCTTAGCACCTTGAGCACTTCTGCTCGCTGGTATTTATCAGGAATTTGGCTTACTTGGTAAGCGAATTGTTCAAAACCTTTTAATTCAAAATCTGAATTAGGTCCTGATGGTGAGCCTCCACCTCTTCCAGCTTGTGCTTCTCTTAGCCTGGCACCCATTATTGTGCTCCTTCTATTTCAATGCATTGTAATTCTAAAGCCTGCCTTCTGCCTAATTCAGTAACTGCTGTTACTTGGTATTCTTTGGTGCCCTCCACAATTCTGCACTTGGCTGTAATATTAGCCCCCCACCTTACTATATATGTGGCTTCTTGGGTGGTGTTTAGTTTACCTTCTTCTGCCTGCTCATTGCCTTTCTTAAATTTTCTTTGGGCTGGAATATTGGTGTACAAATTAGACCAACTATCTACAGGCAGACCATCAGCAGCCAATGAGGGGGCATTGGCTTGTATGCTGATTAGCCTGTCAAATGATCCTATGTTAAGGGATTTGAGCATTAAATTCTTTTGGGTTTAATCAAGTTCAAGAAGTGCCTGCTTGTCATTGGCACTTTATTTACTATTGTGCCGGTTACCACATCCTGCCTGTTTTCATTCAGGTGGGTAAGCACTAACTTAATGGCTGCGGTTAATTGCTTAGGCACTGGCTGTACTGCTAAGTACCAGGTGCTGCCATTGGCTGTAATATCTATTGCAGTGCCTCCACTGGTGGCACTAAGTTTTAAGGTGGTTGATGTGGAATTTACCACATAATATATTTTATTAGCTGTTAGGCCTGTTGGCACAGCACCATCCAGGGCAGCATATACCATTACCTGGTCATTGTCTGTAAATGGGTGAGCCTCTAGGGTTATTGCATCTGTGGTTGCATCTGCTGTGGCTTGGGCTGCATAGCCTACCACATACTTTATGAGCACAGCATTTATTTTATTATATGTACTAGGCCAGCTGGCTACTACTTGCACTCTTGCATAAGTACTGTAAGTGTCTACTCTGTAAGCAGAAGTGGCTAGTGTTTGTAATTCATCATCATCATCATAGTATTGAATGCTGAGCACCTTTACTGCTGGAATACCCTGCAATTCAAAATTAGCACTGGGGAAAGCATCAAAGGCCTGCTGTACTGTGGAGAACATACAGGTAATACCTGTATAATCTTCTGCTTCAGTAGTGGCAGTCTCTATTAACAGCTGCACCCAGGCATCATCTTCAGAATGATAGAAGCCAAGTTGTTTCTTGGCTTCTGCCAAACTTACAGGGTAAGCTTGTGATGGTATGATGGTTTTGATTCTCATTTTACTTTACAATCTCAATAGATTGAGTATTTACTAGCTCTGCAATTCGTTCTTTGGTTAGCTTAACTATGCCCACATCATTTGTGTGGTAGCCAAAGCCCCCAACTGGCTTCAAGAATTTAACTTTTACAGTTAACTTCGCTGGTTCTTTTTCTTCTTGGTCTAATACTTTTGATTTTGCTTTAGTCACGATTTTAGAATTTAAGAAAAGGGCAGATTGCTCTGCCCTTTTGTATGTTTTAAAATTTACTTAGGCTACAGTAATGTCCTTCACTACTGATATCATTCCACCTTGCAATACATGGAAGTCAGCATACTGGTTCACCACCATTCTGGTCATGTTATTGATTGACTGAGTATATGGATCAACAAGAATTTCTAAACCACCCCACTGTGCAAATGCAGATCCTGAGAAATTACCTAATAACGCAGCATGGCAAACACCATCAGCTGTACCCTTGGTAAGTGTCTTAGGAATCTGGTTACTCGCTTCTGAGGCATACCCATTAACAGTGTTTGTTAATCGATCCCAAGCAAACATGCCAGAGCCATCATCTAACTTCAATAGTTTTAGAAATTTCTTGACTTTTGGGGTAGTCATAAAAGCAATATTCCCAAATGCCCCATCTGCATTTTCTAAAGCCTCTTCCAAAGCAAGGAGTATTGCATCTGTTATTGGCCCACCATTAGTTCCAATAGCAATCACATTTACGGCAGAATCGAAAACAATGCCTGTTGGCTGGTCGTTTGCACCGGTTCCTTGAATACCGCCTCTGTCAATAGCAAGCGCTTGGCCTACATTGATTTGGTTTCTCAATCTGTTCTCAATGCTTTCAGAAGATTGTAATAGCAATTGCTTGCTTACATCAATGAAACCACCCAACCTTTTTGGCGAAAATGTGACCTTTGTGTAGGTAGGAGAAGATTCTGCTGCTGGATCATTCTCACCTTCCCATGCAGGAGCATATAAGGAGTTTTCTTTACTCATGGTAAAGTTACCCTGCACACCTGTCATAAGGTCGGCCCCGTTTCTAAGTAATACTGATCTGGCCCTAAGCGCTTCAATATACCCCATTACAGAAGTCTGAATTGTAAGGCCTCCTTGGTCGCCACCTGTACCGCCTGTAGCAGTCATGTCTCTCATCTCAACTGATTCTAAAATCTTTTGAGAAATTAAAACAGAGCTAGGATCTGAACCTCCACTGGCTCCTGATCTTTGGAATTCGGCCATTGCCTCTTCATGGAATTCTAGCTCTAAGCCATCAAGCTTAGAGTTCCTGTCCGAAGCAGTTCTTAAGGCCTTGGTGAAGGAATACTTTTTAGCTGAATTTCTAAGCTCTTTTGCTTCAGATTCGCCTAAAGGAATGCCAGTATTAGCTGCCATTCTGCTTCTTTCTTCGTCTAAAGTTTTCTGTCTATCAATCTTTTTATCTAAAGCTGTTATTTCAGAACGTTTGAGGTCAAATTTGCCTTCTTCATCTTCTGATAGCTCTCGGCTTTCATCTTCAGCTGTTTTAATTATAGCTTCCAAATCTCTGCCCAATTGGGCTCGCTGCTCTTGCAGGGCTTTCATGGTTACTTTTCCTAGCCCTGTGTTAAGGGTAAAGGCTGGCATTTGCACCATGTTAGCTAACATGGGTGCTGATATTGCGCCTACATAGGCTGCTACTGGTGTTTGAAAGGCAGCAGCGCCAACAATGTAGCCAAGCACAGCGAAAAACATAAGTGTAATGTACTTTTTCATCTTGTTTTTGTTTTGGTTTTTGACTTTATTTTAACTTGAGTAATTCAACCTGAGCTCTCCTTAATTTTAGCTTGCTTGGCCCTGGGTTGGTATTTTCTTTTTGCTCAGCTTCAAGGCTTCTTTTTGCAACTGAGGTATCTGTATAGGCTGGGTAAGTAACTGGAGAAACATCTAACAGCTGCTCTATTTTCTTAATCTGCCTAAGTTCTTTTTCTTCCCCTTCTCTTTCCACCCAAATGGCTTCTTTTACCCTAAAGGCAAAGCTTGATTGGCTTACATCTCCCTTCTCAATAGCATCGGCTAAATCTAAAGCGTAGGATCTGTTTGGGGTTTCATACCTATATCTTAAGCCTGTGGTCACGGCAGTTAGAGTAAGGGTGCCTTGGCCTTTGTTGCTCCTGGCTAAAAGTAAGTTAGCATCATGGTTGAATAAGCACCTGACATCGTCCATAAGAACATCATCAAAAGCACCGGGTAATATCTCCTCTTCATACCATCCAAGGTCTGCCCTCTGGTTATAGAGTGCTGCCATACCTTCAATTACAGCAGGTGTATTTTCATCACCTTCCGCTCTGGCCTCTACAGTAACAGGTGCCAGAAAGAACCTTCTTTCTGCTCCTTCAATACTATCTATGTAATCACCCTTTTTACTCATTTGGATTTTGGTTAGTAGCTCTACTTTCTAAACTCTTTATTTTTGCCTGGTAATAGTTAACCAGCTCACTGTTAGGTATGGCATTTGCATTTACTAAGTCTTCATCTAGGCCATCTTTCCAGTCCATTTCTTCTTTTGCTCTGGCTTCATTTCTGTCTATAATTCCAGAATTCACCATCTTGCTCATTCCCTCCACTCTCTTTTCAAAATCTGGTCTTAATAAGGAATCAATATTATGCTTGAAGTAAACATTACCGCTTTGTATTTCTGCTTCAGAAAGTAGCTTGCACTTATCCTCCATCTCCATCCGGGTAATAAAGGGATTCATGCTATACTTTAAGAATGTAAGGTCTTGCTGCTCTGCTGAACTGTAGTTGCTATTTAAGTGATGGTGGATTATAGATGGTGGCATGTTGAATATCCTGCAAACGTCTTCAATTATACTTTGCTTGGTGCCTAAAAATTGGGCTTTGTCTGGCTCAAGAATTATGTTTTTGTACTTTAAGCCCCCATACAGAATAGGAATGTTTTTCCCAGTGGCATTTGTACCATAGTTTTTACTGTACTGCTCACTCATTGTCTTAGCATCTTCTGCCTTAAGCATGGTGTCTGTCTCCAAAACACCTGGTTGAATGGCTCCATTGCCTAGCACATCAGCTCCAAAAAACAATGCTGCTAAGCCTAGCCCAATGGTTTCTTTATGGTATTCAATCGGGTTTAAGCCTATTCTACCATCCAGAGTAAACCATTTATAATGCAGAATTTCGTCACTGCTGTATTGCTTACTTTTATAGTAGTAAAAGACCTCATCATCATACTCCTTGCAGCTTACCTCGTTTGGGTTAGGCACCAAGTAAAGCTCTGTAATTTCAAACCTGCCATTTCGCTTAGGTATTACATATGCATTCCCATTTTTAAGAAGTTGAACCGCTTTTGCTTTCTGAAAATCAAAAGCATTCATGATTCTATTTGGCCTGGTGCTTATTAAAGAATATAGAATGTGATCTTTAGCGACCTCACGCCCTTTGCCTTCATTGTTTTTTCTGTAGATTTTATAAGGGAAACTGGCGAAAACATCAGACTTAATATCTATGCATGCCCATACCGCACTTAAAGAAAGTGCTTTGGCTTCGGTAACAGATATTTTACTTCTGGTAGGGCTGCCATTAAGGTTGGTAAACCAAGATTGTGGGTTTGTCAGATTAGAAGTGGCTGCTGATCGCTTGCCCCATCCTAAACTTACCCCTCTTTTCGATATGCTGAATTCTAGTGCGATTGTCTTTCACTTTATAAAGGTGAAAGATAGAATTTATGGGTGGTGGTTAAGTTTAACTTGGTTAAAGTAGGGGGCAGGGCTTAGCCTTGAATTGATTTTACCCACTGCTGTAACTCATTCCATTTAGTAAAATTGGTGGGGTAAAAAGGTATTATTAAATCAAATATATGGTTTTGGTACCTATAAATAAAATGAGCGCTGCCATTTATATTGTGATGAGGCCCTATTACTACTATGAACCCTTGGCCTCTTAATTGCTGGTTATATGCCAGAAGTTCATCTAAAAAATTCATGCTGCTATTAATTCAAGGTGATCTGTTGCTTTTTTTCTGCTGGTGGTTGCCACCTGGGTATATATTTCTGTTGTTTTTACAGAGCTGTGGCCAAGTAGATCCTTAATTGTGTGAATGTCCACCCCCATTTCATGCAAGTGGGTAGCAAATGAATGCCTGAGCTGGTGAGGGCTGCAATGAAAATACCGCTTGGTTATTTTTGCCACACTGGCTGGGCTGTAATTTGCGCTGCCCTGCCCACTGAAAAGTAAACCTGTAGGCTGATATTTATTGATGTATGTTTTAAAATATAGGTTCAAGGCTGTTTTTACATCAGAATTATAAGGCACCACTCTTTGTTTGTTCGCCTTACCGGTTATTACCAGGGTTTGGTTAGTGCCATTAAACCAGCCCATTTTGCAATTAATTACTTCTTCTCTTCTAAGCCCACAGCCATAGAGTAACATGCAAATGGCTTTGTGCTTTAAATTGGTAATTTGTGCCATACCACTAATTATTTGCTGCCTGCTTATGGGCCTTGGTAGGTGTTTGGGTTTTATTGGTCTTAAATCATTGTAATTTACCCTGCCTCTTTTGTATAATTTCTGCTGCCAGAGGTTAAATGCATTGATGTATATATTCTGATAACTGGCACTTATTCCTTGATCTAATTTATCATTCAAGAACTGCTGGGTCTGTGCTTTGGATATTCGGTTTGGAGGGGTGTCTGGAAAGCTTAAAATCAATCTCTTAACACATTCTGAATATGCAGCCAATGTGCGCTTACTATACCTCTTGTGTTTGATCGCTTCAGTAAAATTTCTAATTGCAGATTCAATATTTTTCATTCCCCTAATTTATTGGTTATCAGATTATTATAAAAAGGTGTGGTTATATTGTAGTTAGTTGCAATTAAAAAACTCGTCAAGGTCTGTGCTTTCATCATCATAAACTTTACAAGTTCGTGGCATAGGCTTGTTTTCTTTCGAGTCAGTTTCATACATATTACCTTTGTGTTCTACTTTTGGTGGGTACAAAAAAGTGTCTAATTTATTGCAGTAAAGCAAATCTACTTTCCTTTCACTTTCACCGTAACCAGTATCATAGTATATAGTTTCACTTTTTTTCGTTAAGTGTCTGCAACCAAAACAAGCCCTATCATTATCAGGGTTCTTACTGCAACTTTTCTCGTGCAACAAACACCAGTTCTTTAATTGGTAAAGTTTATTACAGTGTTCGCATTTATAAATTTCTTTCGTTTCTATTTTCATCTCGTTTAAGTTTTTTAACAGTTCACTTCGCCAACTAACACCGTATATATTTTATGGCAAAAAAGCCACAAACCATATACAATTCGTTAGCAACAATACTAATACTCATTTGGCAACTTATCACGCCATCCAATTATTTCTTGGCATTTACCAGTGCAAAAGCATTGTTGGTTTGGGCATCCTTTTCTTATAGCTACTTTCCTTTTAGTCTGTTCTTTTATTGCATTGTAAATGAAAGTACTGTTGCTAACATCAGCTATATGTAATGCCTTGTTATTACTTAATTCGTTGTTTTGTGTCTCTTTACTCATTTTAGTTTTTATTTAAAAGTTAGTGTATTTTTATACGGCACTACACATAGCCCAACCGTTCAGAACAATACCCCGAAAGGGGGCGTAATGCTATATTCTCGTGCCTCAAATCCGCTATTACTTATTGTTCTGAACGGATCGAACCAAATCTTACTACTCGAATAATATTCTGAATAGGTTCAGGGTACAGTTCCGAACAAAATGTATCAACCATGAATCCAGCAGTAAGATTTGTCAACTGATCTTGTTCCCGAAATATTAAAGAGAGTGTTCGTTGCTGAACTCTTAGTCTTCGTCTAAACCAAAGTAATATCCAA